TTACATCAATATTGTCTGCAAAATCTACAGTAGCAGCAGTACCAACTACTTGTCCACTGTTTCTAATTTCTACACCTGTACCAGCCGCAACCACACCAGTAAGTTGTGATCCATCTAATGCTGGTAACTGACCTGTCAACTGATTCGCATTTAATGATCCATAGAATCCTGTCGCAGATACAATACCAGAAACAGTCAGTGCCTCAGTGATAACAGTCGTTTTTATACCAACATTACCACTTGCATTGATAGTCTGTCGAATATTTCCTTGACCATCAGATAGTACAACAAAGTTAGATGAGGTTCTGATGTCTAGATCCGTATCAAAACCTTGATATGAACCTAGTAATACGTTATAAGATCCAGTTGTTACCTGTTTGCCTGCATCATTACCTAGTGCAAGGTTGTATGATCCAGAGGTGGCACCGTAAAGAGATAAGTTACCGACAGCAATGTTGTATCCACTACCACCACTCAATGATCTCAGTGGTTGATCACCTATACCAATATTATTATTAGATCCACTACCTATGACTGAGTTACCTATCTTAAGGTTAGTTCCACTAGGAGTTTGAATCCTTCCAGACACAACTGTGGTAACACCTGTGTTGTTAAATCCGTTAACATCAAGAGTGCCTTTGATATTTGCATTACCATTAGCAGTGAATACCTTTGCTGGATCTGGGCATGTCATACCCACACCAACTCTTGCAGTGGTTCCTATACCTATCTGGCCAGGCAACCCATCATTGTTCCAGATTGTACCAGTAGCGGTGCTACTGATGGTAACAATACCACAGTGAGGACTGGTATTGATGAGAATATTATTTCCTTCAACTACAGAGGTAACAATACCTGTTAGTTTATTACCTGATCCAAAATACTCACCTGTTACGGTAACTCCGAGTGCTATTGTTTCCAGACGTTTTGTTCCATTTTGGAATAGCTCTACAGATCCGCCTGGTTTGAAGTTTGCTAACTGATTACCATTGGTGTCAGTAATTTTTGTGTCGGAATCTGATACTAATTTGAACGCAGTTCCATCATATGTTATATGTGCCTCATCAGAGTCTCCAAAGTTTGCTTTGAGAGTCGCTGGTAACTTTAATCCACCATTAGATAATCTACTAATCTTTACATTACCGTAGACTTCAAGAGCCTCAGTCGCTGTGGTCGTTCCTATACCAACATTAGATGATGTAACAATACCAGTGACATTCTTTGACCAATATCCAGTTCCAAAACCAGCCTGACCAGCAGCAAAATCAATAGAAACATTGGTTATACCTGTGATTTTACCTTGATTATTGACTGCAATCTGTGGAACTATCGTGGTATTACCATACGTTCCGCTATTAGCACCAGTTAAATTAATCAGTGCCCCACCATTACCATAAAATTCTGAAGCAGTAATGATACCAGTGGTGTTTACACTAGAATCACCCTGTAATGTAACAGCAACGTCTGCAAGACTGGCCTTAGGAGCAGTAACCTGTGCAGAATATGATAGTACAGACCAGTTCCCATCACCCACACCAACGATCCAGTCACCAGAATATACACTAGAGATGCCTGGATTAGAATAAGTTGCGATACCAACGTCAGTACCACCCTTGGCGACAATAAAATAGTCACCTGTTGTGATACCAGATGACGCAAGGGTTTGTCCTATACCTGTATATGCTCTTCCCTGTCCAACAACTGTCAGTGTAGTAACAACACCAGCAACTGCATCGTAAAATCCAACAATATTTAAGTTTGTGCCAAGAGCATTGATCTGTGATTGTAAAACAGCAGATCCAACAGCAGTTGCAATACCAGTAAGTCCTGATCCGTCACCTCTAAAGGCAGTCGCAGTGACAATTCCACCAGCAACAAATCCAGACGCACCAACTACATCTGTAGTAAACCCTACATCATTAGAGAATACTGATAGAAGAGATGGTTTGTTTGTAAAGTTATTGTAGTCTAGGTAATATGATGGTGCTTGACCATTGAGATTCAGAGAGTTAGTCGAAATCCCAGCAGTAAGAGCAAAACCAGTAGAGTTTGGAGCATTTAAAGTTAGACCGTCACCTATCGAATTATAAATCTCATCAAAGTTTGCATTAACTTTTAGAGCACCCTGTCTGAGGGTGTCACCTGTTCCGTCATTACTACTTTGCCCAGCATTTATTAACTGTTTCGACATTTATCCGAGTCTATGGGGCTACACTATAATCTATTTAGACTAGAGTTTAAATCCGCTGAACTGATTCTTCTTAATATCTTGTTTTATACCACCAACAACATAAGATTCTACCTCTGTTTCCTGTGGTGCAACCTGTAATCCCTTTGATGAGATCCAATGTGATGTCCAAGGTAGAGGGTTGTTCTTTAATGGTTGATCATAGATAGGATCAAATCCAAGAGCTTTCATTCTCTTGTTAGCAATCCACTCAACGTATTGATTCAATAGTTTATCATTCAAACCAATCATAGAACCGCCACTGAATAGGTATTCAGCCCAATCCTTCTCCTCTTCAACTGCATTTTTAAACATACCAATTACATTATCTCTTTCTTCTTCTGCGATCTCTTTCATTTCTGGATCGTCACCATCTGCCCACTTCTTAAGTATCTGTTGAGTTAGAACGAGGTGTTGGTTTTCATCTCTTGAGATAAGGCTAATGATTTTTGCCGATCCTTCCATAAGCTTAAGTTCTCCAAAAGCAAACGAGCACGCGAAGGAGACATAGAACCTAATTCCTTCCAAGATATTGACATTTGCGATTGCTCTATAGAGCTTTCTTTTGAGTTCATGTGTTGTCCACTGTGATGAAGGTGAATCTTTCCAGTCTTTTTCCCACATACGTCCCTGCCCATACTCTTGGGCATCGTTAATAAAGTCGTCGTAGGCTGCTGTTACAGAGTTTGCTCTCCTTAAAATCTTGTCATCATTTAGAATCGTGTCAAAGACTTCTGCTGGATCTGGATACACGTTCTTGATAATATATGTATATGATCTAGAGTGTATCATCTCCATAAATTGCCATACATTCATAGCACCTTCCAACTCAGGTAGTGCTGTGTAGGGTGCAAAAGCCATTCCAGGACCACGACCTTGTACAGAATCTAAAAGAATTTGGTATTTTAGATTGGAAGTAAAGATATGTTTCTGCTCAGGTCTTAGAGACTGGTAATCAGACCTATCTTTTTGCAACGAAACTTCTTCTGGTCTCCAGAAATATCCAAGCATCTGAGTAGTAAGTCTATCAAATACAGGATACTTGTACTCATCGTATCTTTGGACACCTAATGGTGCTCCAAAGAACATAGGTTGTGTCTTTGTGTCTACATGCTGTTTGTTAAAAACAGTCATTCTCTCTACTTTTTTAGATGGTGCAGCTGTCACACTCTTGCTCCTCTGATAGTTCGGTGAATAGTTTTTCTAATTGGGGTTTCACTTCTTCTACATCATCAAGGTCGTCACTCTTCATATCATATGTGTTCTGATAGTATGAGGTCTTCCAACCATACTTGTATGTGGCTAAAAGATCCTGTGCCATAACAGAAATAGGCACTTCATTGTCGGGATATTGAGTTGGATTATAACTCCAGTTCCCACTGATGGCCTGATCAAAGAACTTTTGCATTACTGCAACTACTTTGATATATCCATCGTTACCTTGCATCTCCCAGAGGAGTGTATAGTTATTTTTCAAATGTCCATAAGACGGAACCACTTGCTTAAGAGGTCCTTTCTTTGATTTTTTAATGGACAGGTAATCTCTAGGTGGTTCGATTCCGTTTGTTGCATTTGACACAACGGAACTACTCTCTGATGGCATCTGTGCGGACAGTGTTGAGTGCCTGAGACCGTGTTCCAAGATAGATGCTCTAAGAGATTCCCAATCATGTGTTAAACCTACCTGTGTAATTTCATCTACGTCGCTCTTATATGTATCGATTGGAAGAATTCCATCAGAGTATTTTGTAGATGTGTAATCAGCACAAGGACCTTTCTCTTTTGCAAGTTGATTAGATGATCTCAACAGATAGTATTGGAATGATTCAGTAAGTTTATGTACCGCATCCCACGCCTCCTGTGAGTCGTATTTCCACCCATGCTTAGCAAGATAATGTGCGAGACCAATGAACCCCACTCCAAGGGATCTACGACCCAATGTGGCGATCTCTGCTGCTCTCACAGGATAGTCTTGATAGTCAATCAACTCCTCTAGAGACCTCACAGAAAGGTCACAGAGGTCTTCCAACTCATCTAATCTATTAATCTTACCTACGTTGATTGCAGATAGGATACAGAGGGCAATCTCACCGTCTATAGAATCAATATGTTGTATTGGTTCTGTAGGTAGAGTGATCTCTTGACATAGGTTAGACATACTTACCTTGTCCTTGAAGGATGAGTGTTCGTTACAGTGGTCAATATTCATAATATAGATACGACCTGTCTCTGCCCTCTCCTTAAGGAGGTTCATGATTAGTTCTTGAGCTCCGATTGTTCGCTTGGGGATTGATTCATCCAGTTCGTAACGGCAATATAACTCATCAAAGTCAGGGGTCCCAAAACTCTCAAACAAGTCAGGACAACTATGGGGAGAAAAAAGCGTGATTTCCTTATCTTCGATAAACCTTTCATAGAAAAGTTTCGAGATTTGGATTGAGTAGTCAAGTTTTCTGACACGATTGTCCTCCGTTCCTTTGTTGTTCTTTAAGACTAAGATGTCTTCTATTTCTTGGTGCCAGATTGGGAAGTGGACAGTCGCTGATCCACCTCTAATGCCATTTTGAGTGCAACATCTGACAGTTGCTTCAAACTTTTTGAGGAACGGTACAACACCTGTGTGTTGAACTTCTCCACCCCTGATTTTACTGTTGATCCCACGGATTCTGCCTGCGTTAATACCGATCCCAGCCCTTTGTGCAACATAACGGCCGATGGCCATATCAGAAGTAAAAATACTATCCAAGGTGTCGTCAATATCAACCAGAACGCAAGACGCAAACTGCCGAATAGGCGTTCTAACACCTCCCATGATTGGGGTTGGGATGTTGATTTTATGTCGGGAAATGGCATTGTAGTATCGGGTAACGTAATCTAATCTATTTTCTGGAGGATACTCAGCAAAGATAGTCATTGCAATGAGTAAGTACATGAACTGAGGTGTCTCATAGACATCACCAGAACTTCTATCCTGTACTAAGTACTTATCAACAACCTGTCTTAGACCAGCATAAGTGAAAAGATAGTCACGGTCATGGTCTATAAGTTTATCTAATGATTCAATCTCTGCTTTTGAATACTTATTGAGTATATCTGCATCATATATTCCTTTTTCTACACCTCTATTGATCTGTTCAATCAGTGTAGGGACTTCATGGATTCTACCATAAAGATTTTTTCTAAGACCAAAGAGAAGTAGTCTTGCAGCAACGTACTGGTAGTTTGGAACATCCAGTGAAATAAGATCACTTGCTGATTTGACTAGGATTCCTTGGATTTCAGCGGTGGTAATACCATCATAAAATTGGATTCCAGATTGGATCTCAACTTGACTTGCAGATACCCCTGCAAGACCGTCACAAGCTAGTTCAACCATCTTGTGCATCTTCTCTAAGTCAAGAGGCTCGATGTGTCCTTGCCTCTTGACTACCTTAATACCATTGCTCATACTCGTTTCCAGTCGTTTAATTTTAATTTGGCTTCTAATCCTTGGTAGATATTTGATTCTACCACTCTTTGCACATTCTGTCCACTAAGATACATGTCGTTTATGTCCTTTTCAAGAATATTTTTAGGGAAAATAACCACCCTGTCACCCCTATCGATAGTGGCGGCAAGTCTTTCAACTATTTGTCTGTTCCGTGGCTCGTTGTCATATATCCAAACAGGGTTGGTGATTCCCCACTTGGAAACATCACCATCCGCTCCACACATTGCGATTGAATTAGGAATAAATGTGGAGTCAAATGGTCCTTCCGTAACGTAAACAGTTTCCCCAGTATTGATATCGTCTAGACCATAAATCTTCGGAGCACTCTCCTCCAACATGATCGTAATATATTTGATCTTGGATTTAGGAAGTAGGGATCTTCCTTGATATCCTACAAGTGTACCTTTGTACCTAAGCGGAATGATGATTCTTGGTTCATCATTAGTAACATCATCAAACGTTTGCTTTTGTGCATTAGTCCACTCTTTAAAATTGCTGCAATAGTATAAATGTTCTAATATTTTATTAGAAATTTTCCTACTTTGTTCGAGATATATTCGAGCGGGGTGTGATTTATTTAGACTGGCGATATTTTCTAAATCTATCTTAAATTTGTCTTTAATAAATACAGGTTTTGGTAGGTCAAATTTAGGTACAGGAGTGTTAGAACCCAGTCCCACAGTACCTTTTTTGTACCTCTCCATTATATACTGCTTGTGTATTATAGTATCCTGATCCTTAAGAAAATTGGTAAGTGTCTTAGAAACGCCACAGTTATGACACTTGAAATTATAATCATTCTTTATAGGATATAGGAATCCCCTCGCTTTATTCTTATACTTACTAGAATCCCCACAGTAAGGGCATCTAAAATTATATAATCCTCTACTCTTCTTTGTAAATTTTTGTAGTCTAGCCGATACTAAACTTATGTACTTGCTGTCTACTAGATTCAAGATCAACTACTCTTTGTGTTTCTAGTATAACAGAATTCTTTTGAGTTTGCAACCCCTGTATAATTTTCTGACCCATAGGACTTACAAGAACGGATATAATCCCTATACCACCAGCGATTGACCACATCTTCTTCTCTATCGTTCTTAGGCGTTCTTCTACCTTCATTATATCCTTCTCACATCCCTTCTTAATTTCTGATGTTGATCGGTCTAAGTCCTTATGTAGTGCTTCTACCTTCTCAAATAGGACTGCATCAATACGATCTTGCTTATCTAACTTCTCATTATGAACCGCTAGCAACTCACCCATCTTGGTTGAGTTATCTGAAAGTTTATCTACTACTCTTTCTAATCTTTCTAGTATCGCCGAGTTAATATCACTCATTTTCTCTTACGTTTCTGGGTTGCCTTTGCGGCTGTGTACCATCTTCTAATCATACCACCAAAAGGTAGGTCGTATCCAGCAGTAGGACCTTTGGAATCAGATGCTGCACCAAAACCACCACCACTTCCAGCAGCGTTGGCGACCATCATCTCTTTTAATTCCTTGTAGGTCTTCATAACTCCTTGAGACACTTTAAACAATTATCATCCATCGGCACATCATGTAGTGTCGATTTAGGATACTCAGGAAATCTACCCAAATATACCACAAAAGTCTTAACAACAGGCCAAAGATCCTTATCTATCTTAAAAAATAGAAGAGGAGTAGCGGCCTCACCAAAAACATTATAGAGTATTATGAAGTGGTTGATAAGCAAATGGGCTTTCAAAACGCCAGTAGTTTTGTAGCGTTTCAAAAGCCTCTTTATCCACTTGAATCTTTTCAGATCCTCTTCAAAATCTTCCTTAGTGACTGCGTGAGGGT